ACTGCCGAGCGTGCCGAATACCGAGCTGTTGAAGCAGCAGGATGCGGCCGCCGTCGAATACGCGCGCGCGCCGGCAGCGCCTGGCGCGCCGCACGGCGCCGGCCGGCCACCGGCAACACAAGGAACGACCCGATGAGCCTGCGACTGATTACCCCGCCCGTGGCGCTGGCCGTGTCGCTGGAAGCTGCGCGCTTGTCGGCACGGCTGGACGGGACCGAGGCCGACGTCGAGCTGCGCCAGGTTATCGGCCAGCACACGCGCGACGCCGAGCACGAGACAGGCCGCGCGCTGGTGGCGCAGACCTTTCGGCTAACGCTTGACAAATTCCCGCCAGCATTCCGGCTCGAGCACCCGCCGATCCTGGCTGTCGAGCACATCAAGTTTTACGACGCCAACGGCGTGCGCCAGATCCTGCATCCGGACGACTACCTGGTCGACAACGAAAGCGAGCCCGGAGAAATTGTCCCGGCACCAGGCCGGGCCTGGCCAGCGACGCAGGGCCGCATCAACGCAGTCGAGGTGCAGTACTCGTGCGGCTACGGCGTTGACGACAGCACCGTGCCGGACGAGATCAAGGGCTACATCCTGGGCAAGGTCGCCGAGCACTTCGCGCCGGCCGGCACGCCCAAGAGTGAATTCCTGGGCGGCCTGCTCGATCGCGCGCGGGTGTACCTGTGATGAACGATCGGATCACCCTGCGGCGCCCAGGTCCGGACACCGGCAAGCTGCGGGCGCCCCAAGTCTGGGAACCCATTGCCACGGTCTGGGCGCACGTGCTTTTCCCGAGCGGGGCCGAAGTGGTGCGCGCCGGCGCCGAGGTTTCGATCGTCAAGTGCTCGATCCGGATCCGCGCCCGTGCCGACATCGACACCGCGGTGCGCGTGCTCTTCAAGGGGAAGGCCTACGACGTCGAGTCGGCGCTGCCGGATGCGCGCGACTCCCGCTTCATGTTCCTGGTGTGCAAGGCTGTCACATGATCGACTTCGACACATCAGCTTTCGAGACTGCGATGACAGCTGCAAAACGGACCATCACTGAAGCGCTCGGCGAATCGACGCTTCGGACGGTGGGTTTTGCCGGCGCCGAGGTTTTTCGCGATCAGGCAAAGCAGAATTCGCTGGCTAACAAGAAGACCGGCATCCTGTTCGACAACATCATCGTCAAGCGTCTGGAAGAGGATTCCGATGGGGATCGACGTCAGGCGTACATGGTCACCGTGCGCAACGGCACTGCCGCCAGCCCTGGCGCCTTCTACTGGCGCTTTGTCGAAAAGGGTCACAAGTTCGTGCCCAAGAACAAAAAGGTGAGCAAAAAGACGGGTAGGACGATTGGCTGGAAGGCCCACCGGGAAGCTGCTCAGCGCGTGGCTGATCTGGAGTTCGGAAACAAGAGAACCCGGGCATATCCGTTCATGCGGCCCGCCTACGACATCAAAAAACGGGAAGCCATCGACATCATGACGCAGACGCTGGCGGAGCAGATCGCAAGGAATGCAAAGTGACCCCAGAAGACCATATTGAAGTCGTGCTGGCCCACCTGGCCGACGGACGCCTTTATCCCGACGTGGCACCGCTGTCTACGGATACCCCATATATCACATATCAAGTGGTGGGCGGGGAGCCGATGAACTTCTTGTCTGGCGATCGCCCGGCCAAGCAGCACGTGCGCATTCAGGTGAATTGTTGGGCCGGCGCAAGCGAGCGCGCCGAAGTGTCTGAGCTCGCCAAGCTGGTCGAAGACGCGTTGCGCTCCGCGACCGAACTGCAGGTCGAAGTTGTATCCGGCCGGACGTCTACCTACGACGAAGAAACCGATTCCCGCGGGACCATGCAGGACTTCATGCTGTTCTGCTGATCTGTTCCACTTTTACCCACAAGCCGCCCCGTGAAAGCCGGGCGGTTTTTTTTATGCCCGGCTTCCGGGCTTTACCCCTGAAAGGCCGATATGCAATTGCCAAATAACATCGCGTTCGCTGTAGCGTCCGCATTCGCCGCTGCCTTCAGCATCACCGCGATCACCAACGCCACCGAGGCTGTGGCCACCGCGACGAATACCCTCGCCGCCGGCGACTACTTCGAATACACCGGCGGCTGGAGCAAGGCCAATGGCCGCGTCTTCCGCGCGAAGGCGGCGTCGGGCACTTCGTTCACGTTCGAAGGTCTGGACACGAGCGACACCTCGCTGTTCCCTGCCGGCGCCGGTCTCGGTACCGTGCGCAAGATCACCACCTGGACCCCTGTCACCGGTGTGGTCAGTGCTGACATCTCCGGCGGCGATGGCAAGAACGTCGAAGTTCCGCTGCTGGACAGCGACATGCCGGTCATGCTCCCCGACGGCTTCACCGCAACCACCGTCACGCTGACGACCGCCGACGACAAGTCGCTGGCACATCACGCCGCTCTGAAGAAAATCTCGGATGGCGTCGCGCTGACCTGCCTGCGCGGCATGCTCCCGGGCGGCGGCGTGCTGCTGTACGCCGGCTACTGCTCGTTCAACGAGTCGCCAAGCCTGGCCAAGGGCAGTGTGATGGCGGTGAAGTCCGTCTTCTCGCTGCAGAACAAGGTCGTCCGCTACTGATCTGTGTTGCCAGCTGGCGCCGAATGGTCGGCGCTGGCCTTTTCCCAACCCTGCAAGGTAGCTCCTTGCAGGGTCTTTTTTTTACCCCTTCTGAAAGAAAAATCATCATGGCAAAAGCAAAACTCACTCTGGCAGTCGCCGCTACCTTCAAAGCAACCGTGTCGATCCCAGTCCCGGGCGGCAAGTCGGCTGACGTCGAATTTATCTTCAAGCACCGCACGCGCGACGACTTCAAAGAATTCATGGAAACCCTGGCTGGCTCCGAAGACGTCGATGCGCTGATGGATATCGCTAGCGGCTGGGATCTGGACGAGCCGTTCGGCAAGGACGCTGTCGAGAAGCTCGTGCAGCGCTATATGGGCTCGGCCCGCGCCGTGCTCGACGTGTACCTGGCCGAACTGACCGGCGCCCGCGCAAAAAACTAAGGGACGTTGCCACCGCCATGTACGAGGCCGTGCCCACCGACGCTGAACTAGCGACCGCGGGCATGACTCGGGATGAGGTGACAACGTCTGTCGAAATCTGGCCCGACAACATGCGGGCCTACAACACGTTTTCCGGGCTGCGCAAGCAGTGGAATTTCGCTCCGATGGGCGGCCCGATCGGGTTGAATTTCCTCGTCGCCTACAACCGGATGGACCGGATGGGGCTGACGGTTGAGGAATACAACCAGCTGGACGAGGACCTCCAGGTGATGGAAGACGCAGCGCTCACGGCAATGCGAAGCTCGGATTGAATGCAGTGCCGCCGCCGGGCGGCTTTTTTATGGGCGGCGAATGAGCACAATCACCAACGAAGCAATTATCAAGGTCACCACCGATGCCACTGGCGTGGAAGAGGGCGGGCGACGTATTGATGCATCGACCGCGCGAACCGGCAAGAATCTCGACAACCTGGCTGCCACCGCCAAGCGGACAGGTAAGTCGCTCGATGACCTGAGCAGCTCGTCCGGTATGCGCGCAGTAGGCGACGGGGCCGGCGCGGCAGCCGGCAAGGTCGACCGCGCGACGCTGACCATGGCGGCATCGATCCAGCGAGCAACCGCTGCGGCAAATGCAGGCGCGAAGAGTGGGGCAGATTTCTACGCAAGTTTGGCCAACTCGCGCGGCCTGAACATGACCGCGCTCCGACCGTATCTTGACCAGCTCGACGCCGTCACGCGGAAAACCGCTCAGGCAGCCGCGGCGCAGCGTCAGCTCGACGCCGGCAACAGCTTTCTGGAAGGGCTGCGCTCGCAGGCAGATGGAATCGGGAAAACCGCGTCGCAGCTGGCAGCACTGCGCGCCGAGCAGCTGGGTGTAGCTGACGACGCTCGCCCGCTGATCGAGCAGCTTCAGGCGGCGGAAGAAGCTGCCGGGAATGCTGGCGGCTCGATCAGCGGGTTCGCCGCGGCACTGTCGGGTATTGCGTTTGGCGGCGGAATCGCTGCTGTCGCGCAGCTTTCCGATCAGTATGGCAAGTATCTTGCCCAACTTAAGCTGGCCACCACGGGGCAAAGCGAATTCGCGAACGCACAGAACTCAGTGCGCCGCATCGCCACGTCCGCACAATCGGACCTGTCATCCACGGCGTCGCTCTATGCGAACATCACCAAGAGCACGCGCGACCTGGGCATTGCCCAGACGCAGGTGGCCAGCATTACTGAAACGGTAAGCCTGGCGCTGAAAGTTTCGGGTGCATCGACCGAGGAGGCGTCGTCGGCGATCCTGCAGCTTTCCCAAGCGTTCGCATCGGGCGTGTTGCGCGGCGATGAATTCAACTCGGTCAACGAAGCGTCGCCACGCCTGATGCAGGCGCTGGCCGACGGTATCGGCGTCCCTGTGGGCGCATTGCGGGCTATGGCCGAGCAGGGCAAGTTGACGACTGAGGTGCTGGCCAACGCACTCCCGCGCGCGCTGGGCGCGCTGCGCAACGAGGCGCGTTCGGTCGAAACCATCGGCGGCGCGGTCACCGTGCTCAAGAACAACGTGATGGAGATGGTGGGCGCCACGGCGCAGTCGAGCGGGGTGGTCACTGTCCTTTCGGGCAGCATCAATCTTCTCGCCGACAACCTGATCCTGGCGGCGGGCGCGATGGGCACGGTCGTGGCCGTCAAGCTTGGCACGGCGCTGCATGCTTCCGCTGCAGGCGCTGTGGCCTCGATGATGGCGAACCGAGCTCTTGCGCTTAGCAACTTGGCGTCGGCACAGTCGAATGTCGCCGCGACGGCGGCAGCATCGGCCACGGCTGCGGCGCGAGTGAACGAACTGCGCGCTGCAGTACTGGTGGCCGAGGGCAACGTGGCGCTCGCTATTACCAACAACGGGCTGATCCCGGCGCAAGCGCGTGCGACGGCGGCCGCCTCAGCCCACGCTGCTGCCCTGACCGCGCAAGCGACGGCGGCACGTGCCGCGTCTGTGTCTGGTGGTTTGGCGGGCGCCGCGCTCACCGCTCTGGGCGGTCCTGTCGGTGCTGTAATCGCAGTTCTCGGCATCGCCGCGACCGCGTGGGCGGTATTCGGCAATAAAGCTGAGCAGGCAAACGACCAAGCAACGCAGTCGACTGAAGAGTCCACCGCTGAAATGATCGTGCGCCTGGACGAGCAGATCACCAAGCTGCGCGAGCGCAATGCACTTGCTGCAACCGAGCCACGTATCAAGGACTTGGGAGGGATCAGCGAGGTCGATAAGGACGGACTGGCACGCGCCAAGGCAGCGCTCGACGCAAACAAAGCGGCCCAGGCCGCCGCCGGCACCGATGCCAGGGCACGCATGATGCTCCAACTCGAGGAGGTGGAGCTTTCGGGCAAGTACGAGGGCGCCATGTCTCGCGTGAAATCGCTCCAGGGCGAAGTGGCCACGGCTGCATTGCGTACTCGCACGGCGCGCCTGGACGACTGGTACGCGCAGAATGGCTCTTCGGCACAGCGGTTGGCGGCTGAACTTGACAAGCTGAAGAAGGAATTCGGCGCGATCCCGCCCGAAATGGAGAAGCTGGTACGCGCAAAGTTCGCGGATCCGGCTTCTGCCAAGGCGCTCAAAAGCCAAGCAGCAGCCGCCAAGGAATATGCCGACCTGGTTGACCGAATCAACGGCAAGAGCGCAGGCGTCGATCCAGACTATCAGGACAACCTCCTCAAACTGTCAGCTGGTTATAGCGCCGGCAAGCAGTCGCTCGAAGCCTATCGCGCTACTGTTGAGGCATACATCGCCCAGCAGCCGTTCGCAAAACAGGCTGAGGAAGAGCGCCTGCGCGCCTTGAAAGAGGTCAGCGATTTCCAGGACAGCTACTCCAAAGGCCTGGAGGCGACGAGCAGCGTCTACGCCAAGCGCGCCCAGGATGCCGAGGCAGAGGCCGTGCGTAATGAAGAACTGGCCGGCACGTACGGCATGGCTAAGTCCGCGATCGAGGCGCTGGAAGTGGCGCGCCTGCAGGAGCAGCTCGCGCAACGTGCGACACTGGGCCTGACGCTCGACGAGATCGAGAATCTGGAAAAGCTGATCGACCTGAAGCAGCGTAGCGCTGCTGCTGTCGCTGCGATGGAGCAGGTCGACGCCGCGAAGAAAGCTGCGGAAGAATGGAAGCGTGCATCGGAATCGATCGAGCAGCCCCTCACCGATGCGCTGCTGCGCGGTTTCGAGTCGGGCAAGGACTTCGGCCAGAACCTGGTCGATACGCTGAAGAACATGTTTGGCACCCTGGTGCTGCGCCCGATCATTTCTGCGACGGTGAATCCACTGGCTGCCAGCCTGACGAACACCTTGGGCTTGGGCGGCGGCGCGGCCGGGGCGTCCAGCGCGGCAGGCGGCTTTGCGAGTGCGGCCAGCGGCGTGTCGAACCTGTACGGCATGGTCAGTGGCGGCGCCACCCTTGCCGGCGGCCTCGGTACCGGTTTCCTCGGTAGCCTGGCCGGCGGCCTGAATGGCGCAGGCATTGGGTCCGGACTGACGTCGGCGCTGGGCATGAACATCGGCAACGGCATCGCGTCCGTCGTCGGGACGAATGTCGCCAGCGGGATTGCGACCGGCCTGTCCGGACTCGCTGCCGCTGCGCCTTGGGTGGCTGGTGCGCTAGCTGTCTATACCATCGGCAAGAAGGCCTTTGGCCGCGGCCCGAAGGAATACACCGGCGACCAAACTCTCAACGGCTCGCTGGACGTCGGCGGGTTTTCGGGAACGATGGATGCCGCCTGGGTGAAAAAGGGCGGGTGGTTCCGCAGTGACAAGAAGGACGTCGACAAGAACCCAGTCGGCGCCGAAGTCTCGGCCGGCCTGACGTCTGCGTACGACGCCATCAAGGCATCTTCGGCTGACTTCGCTGACGTGCTCGGCCTCAACGCGGCCAGCATCGCCAGTCGTTCGCAGGCCATCAAGATCGCGCTTGGCAAGGACGAGGCAGCCAACCAAGCCGCGATCGCCGAGTTCTTCGTCGGTGTGGCCAACACGGTGGCGGCGGAACTTCTGCCAGAAATCGGCAAGTTCCAAGCGCAGGGCGAGCAGGCTTCGGCCACTCTCCAGCGCCTGGCCGCGAACTTCAGCGCGGTCGACCAGATCCTTGCGG